AAGTTGTTTCCAAATACGACGGGCTTTTTCTAACATTGATGTACCATATGGTAGTTTTCTATCGTCACCCAATAATCTAAAGTGAGCAATTTCCCAAGTATTAAATTCTAAATCTTTTTCATTCCAAATAAATTTCAACGCATCTGTTGTAGAATCTGTTTGATACTTTCCTGAAGAAATTTTCATACCTCTTTCAATTCTTTCAAGTTGAATATTCGGTAATTGTTGAGAACCCATAACACCCTTCTCAGGGTCTAATTTTAAGTAGACAAAATTGTCTCCATACTTGCAAGTATTTCTTGTCCACATAGGTAGATTAGTATTGATATCCAATCTATTATTGAACAAGTCTGCAAGAATTGATTTAATTCGCTTACTCTCAGAGTATATTTGTAATATAAATCCATCTTCATTTGCTGTAGTTGATTCTTCGGCATAAATGTCAAGTGCTGCTGAAATTTCAGGAGTATATTCCATACTCTCATAATCATAATACGCAGCCAGTCTTGTTGGTTGATAGTAAACGGCTTGAGTATATAAATTACTTTCAACTTTGGTCCATTGTTGACCCAAATAAAGTGATTGTTGAGCTTGAAGTTTTTCCCTTTCGTACTCTTGTTTATCGGTTGTTTTAAGTAATTCCTTTTTGTCAAATTTGTAAACAGGAGCTTGCTGGTCCAAAGTTGAATCGGGACCAAACACTTTACCAAGTCTCTGCCAAATCGTTAAGTTATTTTCTGCCATTATACTCTTCTTAATAATACGTTCATTCTTCAATAAAGAAACAAGATTTATTTACCGAATAACCATAAATACTTCTGATAATCACTTTGTGTAGGTTGACCAAACTTTTGATTATCCCTTCCATAATTACCCATAGATATTCCCGGATTGAAATCTTTCATTGAACCTTTAACCGGTGTTTCATTTACAGTCCAACTTTCAACCATAGCCTTTGTATCAGTAACCTTTTCCAACTGTGAAAATGAGTTTTCACCGACATAAATCGCCATAGCACAAGACATAATAAGGTCATCGTGTTGTCCTTTGAGGTGGTCTGGTCGACCATTTACATATACAAAAGTATTCAACTCATTCAACAATCTACTTGACCTGATGTGAAAACCATGTCTTAACGCTTCTTCAAATGCTGCGATAATTTGAACCCTCTTTGAGTTAAAGTTAATACCAGGTATCTTTTCCAATGCCTTTGGGTCGTATTTCCATTTATCGGCAATATTGACACCATCAATGTATAAATTTTTATATCCGAGTTCTTGTAGTTTTCTTGATGTAGATACTCCCATACCTCCCGTAATATCAATTACAATAAATGCACTGTACATCACAGCCCATTTAATAGCAACTTCGGCAGCAACATCTGGTGGTATTTTTCCAAGATATTCTAATACTTGTTCTCTTTCATCAAAATCAATAATGTTGAAAGTTGTAAAATCTTCAGAATCTCCTCGTGAAACGTCAATACCCATAATGTATTTGTGACCCGGTACTGGCTCTTTCCATTGCCACAAAGCACCACCCATAAATTTATAATCAGGATTTTTGATGTCATTTTCTTTCATCCTTTCAATAACATCTGAAGGAATTACTGAGTCACCTGAACCCAAGAAGTTACATTCCAATTCCTGTGCAATTTTTCTCCTATCAAATTTTAATTTTTTAGCCATAGCTTCAAACCATGATGAGTATGGTTTGTATCCATCGGCAAAAAGTTTTTTAATTTCATCAAAATTTCTTTGATATGGGTCAACCTCAGAATAATCGATTGTTATTTCATCATCTTTATAATCTCCACGATTTAACAGATAATGTACAATATCTTTTACTTTGATAAGTTTTAAATCTTTTGAATAACGTGGGTCACGATACCAATACATTTCTGTAATCTTGAAATCGTTCATACCACGGAGGGCTTGGTCATAGATACTGTAATAAATTGGGTCGAATCCGTTAGGGGTCGAAATTACAATAACTTTACCACCAGTAGACAAAGACGCCATACACGCAGACCAAAAGTCATCATCAGCATCAATAAAGGCGGCCTCGTCAAAAATAAGAATAGTTGGTGTATATCCACGAAGTGCGTCTTTTGAAGTTGCAACAGCTTTAACTTCACACCCGTTGGATAATTTAAAGTGTTTTTGTGCGTTTTTCTCACCTGAAAAAGTAACTCCCAACCATGAAGGCCACTGTTCAACAAAGGCTCTAACCTTGTTTGCCATTTCAATGGACGTATCCTGTTTATTGGCAATAATAAGAATTTTTTCAGGTTTTGTTTTTGAAGCAAATACTAACTTTTTAGAGACCCAAGCGGATGTTACTGTCGATACACCTGCCTGTCTGTATTTGAGTGCAATATTTTCTTCGTGAGTATCGTAGTCTTCAATTAACCGTACTTGGTCAGGGAAAAGTTCTAATGGGACGTACTTTGATTGTGTGTTATCGTAAGTCTGCAAATATGTTCTAAGTGCGTAAGGTGTATTCTTTACGCATTTAGCATACTCTAAAATTGCTTGTTCTTTTGATAACGCCATTAACCATAGTATAAATCATTTATGATAAATCTATACCTAACCCACCTAAAAAGTTTTTGAAGTCATCGTCATCATCTTCGTCATCATCTTCAGAACCGATAGCATCTTCATAATCGTATCTTTTAAGTTCTTCGATAATTTCATCTACCATTTTCTTCACAATCTGTTTACCAGCAGGTGTCTTACCCATGATTTCTCTTGCTACTTGGAAGAATTCATCTGTAGTCAAAGAAGAAAAACGAGAGAACAGATAGTTTTGAATTTCTCTCATATCATCTTCAAACAACTCATCAGGATATGATTCCAAGAATCTTTCCCAAATAACAGGACCTAATCTCAAATCCCACATTTCATATGGTAGTGTGTCTTGTGACATCATAACCATTTCTGCAGATTTAGGGTCATCAGGTAATCCTTGTGTACCTAATACTTCATACACCCCTTTTAATAATTCGTGAATAAGAATTGGGAAGAATAAACCTTTTACTTTAATAGTTGGGGGGTCAGTCTTATCGTCAACTTCTTCAGTTCCTTCAACACCCTGTCCGGTCTCACCCATCATATTCATCATTTGTTCTGGCATTATCCAATACAACAAATCGTTGATTGACATTAACACACCATAAAGATTTAACAATCTTGGGTCAATTCTATTAAGTTCTTCTTCAACTAAGTTGAACATATAGTGTCCTTTTTTGGATGCTCCTTGAATCAAAGAATTGATAAATCTTCTTTTGGCCTTTTCCATGTCAAACTTTTCGAAAGCTTTCATGAAGTTATCAATATCATCTTCAGCTTCATCTGGAGATACACCAAACTGTTTCATAACATCTTCTTCAGATGGCTCTTGAGATTTTTTTGGTAATTTAGAAGTATCAACTTGACCCATACCTGAAGTCAATTCAACATCAAATTGGAATGCATCTTCAGGTAAAGACATTTCTTTCTTTACTAAATCTACTGCCAAGTTTTCCAAATATTCTTTGTTTTCGTTCTCGATTGATTTAACAGTGTTTACCGCACCATACATCAACATCATTAATTGTTGCAAACCATTATTACCTTGTGGAATATTTGTTAAACCTGTATAACGTTTAACTTTTTCAACAACATCTTTAAATCTTTTAGATGCAATCAATTCTTCGAAAGTGGAAACGACACCGTCTCCATCAATATCAATATCTAACGCAGGATTGTCCGAAAACGGAGTATCCTTATCTTCAATACTTCTCTGAATGTCTGGTGACATTCTTTCTGGTCCATCGTAACTGATTGGAGCTTCGTTAATTTTAATTCTCGTTTTCATCTCTGAATTGAATATTTAAGTTATCAAATTTTAAAAAATCAGGTAATTCCGCCTTTGGTGCTGGTTGATGTTTTGGTTGATATGGAGTTTTTCTCTCAGGTTTTACCGGAGTTTTTGTTGGTGTCTTAGTTGGTGCTTCTTTTGTATCTCCCGCCTTTGGTGCTGGTTGATGTTTTGGTTGGTATGGAGTTTTTCTCTCAGGTTTTACCGGAGTCTTAGTCGGTGTTTTGGTAGGGGCTTCTTTCGTATCCGCCTCTAATATATCTTTTTTAGTAATCTTATCAGTCATAACGTACTTTTGAATCAAAGATACTAAAGATTCTTCAATCTGTCTAACAGTTTCGTTTTGTTTTTTAACATCCTTAACACATCTCTCATACTTGTTCATTTGTTTAGCACTCCACTCACTTCTTTTAGTTGTTTTGAATTCTTTTCCAAGTTGTGATGTACAAATTGCCCAAGCATTATCTTTTTCGACTTCCTCACCCATTGTAGTTCTGTTATTGTCAGAATCGTCATCCATACCGTCAGGTGCCATATCTTTTTCGTCGTGTGGTGTTTCTTGACCAGTATCGGTCTGCATAGCTAAATCACCTAAAGCATCATCTGCCTCAACATTGTCTTCTTCTGATGCAATTTTTTTTGCAATGTCATCCACAGTTTTATTTAAACCAACCAACTCTTCTTTTGCTTTTTGAGTTGCCGCTGAAATACTTTGTTCGTGAATTAATCTTCCATATAGAGTATTAATTTGTGATTCATTTAATTTAGATAATGTTTCGAATCTAAACCCTTCTCTTAGTAAGGCTATAACTTTGTTGGATTTCATGATACTAATGTTTTTTCATAATTTAATACGATGTCTCTTTCGTATATTTTATCTTCTACTTCTTTTACAGATTCACCAAAATGAAAAACAAGTCTTTTCATTTTTTCTTCTGTAATGGCTTCAGAGTCTGAATCTTCCCAAGCTAATGCAATCACACCTTCGACTGAATCATAAACTGAAAAAAAATCTGAATTCTGTATCAGATTTAAATGTATTCCTGAATTTTTTAGAACGCCCACTTTCTTTATAAAATCAATTTGGGGTGGTGTGGGTTTACCTGAAGCTGGTTCAGCATCCCACTCATCACCCCAAACGTCATCAATATCAGAGAAGATAAACTCGTAAATGTTATCGCCTCTAAAATTAGGTCCTAACTCATTTACGTATACTAACTTCATAAAATTTCGCCTTTTCGTGTAATTTTAAGTTGTTGACCTTCGTGTTCAAAAACTAAATTACCCTTGTTTGTTTTACCCAAAAATTTGATATCCTTATGTTCTTTGATTAGGAAATCAGATGTCAATTCTTGTTCGATTGTTTCAGAAAGCTCTTTAACGTGAGTTTTGATAGTTACCTTATTTCTAATTTCAGAAATGTAGTTGTTAACTTTTCTATCCTCAACATCTTTCTTTTCAGATTCAGTTACTACAAAATATTTTGACAAAACTTTATCTATTTTAGATTCAGAAAAAATCTCATCCATAATTTTGTTATAACCTGTATCACCTTCAGCCATTTCAGGTTCTTCTGCAGGTACAGGTTCAGACAGTTCAGTAGCCGCATCAATGTCTAAATCTATTTCATCATCTACACCGTAGTCGATAGTATCTTCATCACCTTCAAGCTTATTCATAATATCATCAAAATCTTCTTCAGTAAGTTTTGATAAATCCATGGCAGATAATATGGAATTTATCACGTACTTCATATTTTCTGATGTCAAACCTTGTTGCTCGTCTAAAGTTCTTAGTTTTTGTGTAATTTTACCTGTCAACTTTTGAATTGACTTAAATGACAATTCTTCATCTTCACCATCTACAGGTTCAGAATCCATAGACATATCTAAGTCCATGTTCAAATCTTCTTCACCACCATCAACTACAGGTTCGTCTAAATTTAAATCTAAATCTAACTCATCAGTTGCAGGTGCTGCATCAGCTGCCGGTGCTGCGTCAGCTGCAGGTTCTGCAGGTGCAGGTGGCAAATCAAATGAAGGTTCAGGTGTCGGTTCTTCTGATTTTGGTGTTTTAAGAACAAACTTCTTTTGTTCACCAAATAAAGAAAGACCTTCCTCGTTACCATGAACTCTATTTAATTCTTTTGCTA